CTTGAGTTCTTCCCATGTAGTCCATAGTACCATTTTGGTAGAACCACTTAAGTTGATTATCCCAAGAAAGTTTCAACAAGTGAATGTTGTCATTTCCTTCATCTGTTACATCAAAGATAATAAAGCTAAATGAACTTAGAGGTCTTCCATCAATTAGTGGATTCTCTATATCATTAGTATTTAAGTTATCAAATGCTGGATTTAATACAAACTTAACGTTAGCTAAGAAAGGAATAGTAAAGCTTGTGTAAGCAAAACCATAATCTAAATCCATACCTGAACCTGTTACAGCTCCAATATCAGATGCGTTTTGAACTAAACCAGAACCATACACTTCATCAGCAATTGCTTTATTGATTAACTGCATACCACCAATACCTGTTTGTACAACAAGTGATCTTTGTGGGTCTGGCCCTTTGAATTCAACTTTACCTTGATAGAAGTTATAAAGTTCAGACTTAAACATGTCAAGAGTAAATGAAGACTTGTTATATACTCTTTTGAAAGAGTTGTCTAACTGTGCCCATAAACCTACAGATAATCTAATATCATCTGGTCCATCTTGTTTAATTCTACCACCTTTACCCCACATTAGGTAAGTTTCAATATCCGTTGCAATTTTAGATAAGTGAGCTGCTTCCATATTTGTAATGAAAGTTCTTGTAAGAGTTCCATTTTCAAATGCTTCTCTTGCTCCTGCTTTACCCATGTTTGCTACTAAGCCTTCTATACTTGGTACAGATGGATTATTAGGATCAGTGTCAAAGTTTCTCCAAATTTCAGTTACTGGTACAGTACCATCAGCATTTAAGCCACCTTTGATCATAAGATCAGCACGGCTAGAAATAGAATAATGTACGTGTGCTTCTGCTCCTCCTACAAAGTTGTAGAATTCACGGAACCCAGATCCTGTTTCAATATCAGAAAATCTTTCACCGTATTCACCTCTTGCAGAACCTTTTCTAAAGAACTTAGTTCCTTTAGCAAGATACTTATTGTCTAAAGATGCAGCATTGTTGTTGTTAACCAACTGTACTGTATAGACATAACCATCACCTGCAGGAATAATATCATCTGCTGTAATGTATAATTCAAGACCATTATATTTGTCATATGTGATAATATCACCATGACCAAATGTTCTTTTGTTGACCTTAATCTTAAATAGAGTACCATCTACACCTTTGCTAGCATTAGCTGGTTCAATGTCTGCCACTATATAAGGAAGATCTTGTGCAATAGGAGTTTGCCACTTGTACTCACCTCTAGCATTATCCACCATGATAGTATTCTTTCCACCAAAAGAAGCCATTTGATATAAAGGCATTTCTACCTTCTGGGTCATTGCCCATAAATCAATTGGTCCCATATCCATAGGCTCAGGGTTACCAAGCATTTGGGTAAGGTGATAAGAATCAACATGTGAACTAGCTTTGTAGCTTGTATCACGTAGGAAAATCCCATTATTTAAAACTGGAGTTGCCATAATTTTTGATTGTTTTAGTTAATAATTGTTTTACTCTGTTTATATTTAATTTACTTAATTAAATTTCTTTAAATATTTTTACATTCTTTTAAAAATGTTTGTTGGTCTTGTTAATTTTCTTTTAGAACTTTTCTTTTCTGCTTCTGCACTATTTACACCTAATGATGCTCCTCCTGCATTTGATTGTTCAGTTTTAAGCTTCCTTACAGTTTTTTCAACACTTTTTTGTGCACCTTTATCCATAATTTTTGCCTTATAACTTACCGGGTCTTGCAATAACCATAAAGCTTCAGATATAAGAGCATAATTTGGTTCAACAAATTGATACTTTTCTAATAAGTGACCTAATAAATTTGTATTACGTCCACTTACTGAAGGATAATTAGGTTGAACTAAACCATTATATAACATGGCTTGTGTTTTTCTATCAACTTTAATTTCACCTAACTTACCATCTTTTAATGTATCATATACATTTTTCATATATGCTTTTGATGCTTGTTCTTGTTGTTTCTTTTTTAACTCTTGTTCTTCAAGTTTTTGTGCAACAACTTTTTCTTGCATCTTATCTAATTTAGGTTTGAACTTATTTGCTTGTTGTTCAAGCTTACCTAAATCTTTCCATATTTCAATTTCTTCTTGAATCTCTTCTTGAGTGCCATATCCTGTTGCACTCAAATATTGTGTAATAATTTGTTCTTGATCATTACTTTTTTTAACATCAAGACTTTTATTTTCTTCTACTTGTGATAATGTAGAAAATAATGCTTTAAGATCTTTGCCTCCATCTGCAACATATTTTGCTGCTATTTGTAATTCTTCTGGTAAAGACTGAAAAAATTGTTTAGGCGTTTCACGTCTTACTTGATTTGCTTTTTCTTCTAAATTAGCTTGAATAAGCTCCTCCCAATCTTTTGCAGTATATTCAGATAAATCTTTATCATCATCAAATGGTACAATTTTATCATCCTTTATTAATTTTGAAAAAACATCAGATATACCTGAAATAGGTTTTCTACCTTTTTTTGTTTTTGTTTCTTCATCATTTGATTCTTCTTCTGTTGCACCATCTAATGTATCTAATATATTATCTACATTTTCCTCAACCTTTTTTTCTTCAGAGACTTGTTTGTCATCTTCAGCTTTAGGTTCTTCAGAATTTTCTTTATCATCTACTTTAGCATTTAAATCATCTTTATCATCCTTATCTGGATCTGCAAATGACATATCTGCTTTCTCAGTTAAACCACTAAATATACTTTTTGGTTTATTTGAGTCTTGTGAAATAATATCATCTCCACTAGGTGCAGCATTGAATATTTCATCTAAATTAACGTCAACTTGTTCTACGTTACTTTTCACTGGTTCTGTTTGAGTTGTGCTCATAATTATGTTGGTTTTAATAATTAATATTCATTACATATATAATATACGTAAAGTTTATATTATAAACTTATAATATTTGTATAAAAATAAAAATAATCAGCAGTATATAGCTAACGCCAATTATTTTTTATCTGATTCTTTTGAATCATACTTATTTTTGTTTTCTTTAGCTATTTGAAGTTTGGTATTAGCTATTTCTTTTGAAGCATTAATTTTCTCTCTTTCTACTTCAAGTCTGCTATTTTCCATCATAGACTTTGAACTATTCTCTTCACGTTTCAAATTCATTTGTTCACGGTATTGAGTAGTTTCTCTAATATCTTTCATAGCATCTTGAAAATCAGACTGTTGATTCTGATTTATATCAGCCATTGAACCAAATCCTGCAGATCTTATCTCAGCAATAGTAACATCATTTTGTCTATCCTTAGCATTTTCATCAATTTCAACCTGAAGCTTTTGTTGTTCTTCTTGTGCTTTAGCTTGTAATTGTTGCTCTTGCATTTGACGTTGCTGTTGCATTTCTTGTTGACGCATTGTTTGTTGTCTAGTTTCAGAATCTTTTAGAATATCTGTTACTTCAGCAATTGAATCAGCTTTGACAATATTTCCAAGTTCATATATACTTGCTCCTGTAGTATTATTTGTAAGAGCCATTTGTTTAAGGTTTTCTAATATAGCTCTGTGATTAGTTTTAGTAGTTGCAAATACATTAAAATCTCTAAGTAATAGTTCGGTACCATTGATAGAAAAATTAACCTTCTCTGCTTCTGTAGATATATAAGACAATCTAACGCTTGGGTTAGTACTATAGTAATATTGTGCTAAATCAGTTCTCATTTGATGCACTCTTGGCATTAAGTGATCTGAATGCTGTACAAAATACATTTCTGTTTGAGCATATGATTGTTGCATAGCTTGTACAACCCCTGTAGCTGTTTGTGCTGATACAGCACCACCGAGACGTTGAGGATTAATACCAATAGCATCAAAACATTGTTGTTTAAAATAATTTGCAAGTTGAATCCTAGACATCAATCTATTAGTCTGCTCCATGTTTAGAGTTTGATAATGATTGAAGTTAGTTGCATTCTCAGTATTTGTAATTGATGTATCAAGAGGTAGCATTTGGAAATCTTTCATTGCTACGTATGCTTTTGCATAATTATTCTTGCCCCAGTCTTCTCCCATTGAGTGACGTGGTAAAGCATTTTGATCAAACATTATTACTGTTCCTAATTCATCTATTAGAATGTCAGCAATTTGGTTGTTAACCATATTGTACCCAACTTGATAAGCTTTCATTAGATCAACTAATGATGTAGATCTAGTATTTCTATCAGAAAATACTCTACCTTCTACAGGTAGTTTGCAACCATAAAGTGTATTATTACCTTTAAATTGAAATGGCAATCTACCAGGTTTAGTTCTATTAATACCTATATAAATAGGATTAATGTTGTCACCCATAGTAGATCTCCACATAGCCGGTAAATTTGGACCAATTTTTACACCACCCCAAACTTCATTTATCCATATCCATTCAATATGCTCACCTTCTAATAAATTTTCTTTACTCTTTTGTTTAAATATAGAACTATCATAAACACCCTTTTTAGTAATCTTAAATGTTTCATCTACTATTTCTTGGGTTACTTCACCATCTGTTTCAATTTTAGTTAAATGACCTATTCTACGTTGTGTCTTCCAATATATAGTTGAAACACGCATTAAGTTACCTTCACCCCACATAGATACATCTTCATTCTCATCTAGTATTTCACTAAGTATATCACCACCTCTTGCAGGATCATCCCAATAATTAGATGTAAATTGTCTATATGCTAAACCTGGCATTTGTGTATTCCATTCATGAGATCTAGTTGCATCATAATATGCCCCATCATTTTGGTATCCGTTAACTTGATATTGTGCAGATCTAGCTGGATATATTTTTTGAAGAGATTTCAATTGTTTTTCATCCATTAAATATCCATATCTATCAACAACATCAGATACAGTCATTAAATCTACTTTACCACAATAATTTGAATCTGCTATATATCTTTGATCTGGTGATTTTTGATAGAAAGTTAGTACAGGATTCCAAAGCTCAATATCATAGTCATCTTCTAACATTCTAAAATGCCAAAATTCTCTATCTGAAATAAGCATATCTCTAAATCCTCTTTCCTCAAGTTCTTGCATTTTGAATCTTTCTTCATCCACTGCAAGTTGATGTGATGCCCACTCTTCAACCATACTTCTATAAGACTTGCTAAAAAAGTCTTCTATCTCAGGTAATGATTTTAATCCTTCTGGAGATAGTTGTTGTTGTGCTTCTTCTGATGAAGGATCCATACCCATCTCAATCATCTTACGCACTAAATTAGCTTCTGCATCTGCTAATAATGCTTCTTCTACTTGTATTCTTTTTTGTTCAAGCATCTCATTATAAGATGCGTCATCTACTGCTCTAAACTGTACTTTAGTATATCTTTTAGCAAATTCACCTGTTAATACATTTATAACATTAGGAACAATAGGATAAAATTTTAATTCTAACGCTGAGTCATTCTCAGCTGTTAAAGTATCCATTAAATCTTTATACTCATTATCGGGCTCAACAATATAATCTGTTTTATCAATTATACCTTTTGCAAGTTTATAATTTTTAAGAAGTCTTCTAGAATTTAGTCTTAAAAACTCAATACCTTGAAGTTCTAACCAATCTAAATTCCAAGCTGCCCAATCATCTGTCTTTTTAGAATATGGTAAAAATTGTACAGGTTGAGTTAGACTAGAAAACGTAGGTCCACTTTCTGCAGTGGCACCGTTTTTCATTTGCATGGCGTTTAATACTCTCATATTGATTTACTCTATTTAATGTTTTTAAATCCGGATCTTTTTATTTTAGAACCACCCAAACCTCTTTTACGCCCAATATTTTTAAACGGACTACTATACTTTAATTTACTTATTTTTTCTGGATTTACCAAGGAATTATCGTCTGATTCACGCCTTTTAGAATATCCCCTATTAGATTGTTGTATTTTAGCAAAAGCAATTAATGCACCAAAGGTAACTAATCTATCTACGTTTAATCCAGGATAATAAGCTAGCATTTCTTTTATAAGCATTGGGTCTGGTATTCTTTCTACTCCTAATGTCTGTGACATAACTGATCCATGATCATCTGTTTCTTCATGAATGCTTTCTCTTAAAAACTCTATTGCATAAGATATTAAATGGCTTTTAAATAATGTTCCTGTATTTTTCCACCCATATTCTTGATATACCGTTCTATTAGATCCTAAGTCTTTTAAAAATAGTATTTGTTGTTTAGGAACTAAATATCTTTGTTTTTTCCTAGCTATCATATGTTGAATAAATAAAGAAATATTATTCTCAACAATTGTCCATGCATTATACCATTCTATTATAAGTTCTAATCTTTCATGTGTTTTGTTAATATCATCAAATCTACCACACCATGCTGCTACTATCTTATCTTTCTCAATAAATTGTTCAACATCCCCAGCACCTATATCTCTAGTTACTTCTGTAGCATTTTTATAAATATATATACTACACAATGAATCTGATGTAGTTGTTTTACCTTCTGATACAGGGTCAATAGAAGCATAGTATGCCCCAAAGTCTGGTCTTTTTTTAGCTGGTCTTTCCCAAACAACTACAGTACCAGTTTTATCAGTTTGTTTCTTATTTACTGGAAATTGTGATATAGGAAGTTTGCTTGTT